GAACCAGTTCCATCATCTCTTGCTTGAGTTGCATCTGCAAGATCTTTTTTGTCTGCCACTAATTGTTTCTGTAGTTCTTCCTTGGTCATCTCTACTTCTGGTGTTGCTCCTTGTGCGTCAGCGACAGGTTCCGCTCCCGCTTCTGCCGGTGGTGCAGTAGTACCCGCCCACTCATAGACGGAATCAGGAACAAACTTCTCAAGGAACGATCCTCTCTCCGGTAACATACCAAGGATAAACTCTCTAAACTTGTTCTTAATATTAGCGACACCTTCACCTAGTTTGGCGAACATACCTTCATCACCCGTGAAGAATCCGAATACACCATCAATCAAGTTTCCGAACATACCGGAGATACTCTCTCCGATAGAACCCATGAAACTACCGATCGCTGCACCTATCTTCTTGAATAGACCAATCGGATCTGTCACTAGTTGTACAAAGAAGTCTGCGATTCCGAAGATCATGTTCTTTATACCATCGATCAATCCACTGAACAGTCCTGAGAAACTGAATCCAGCCAACATGTTCTCGAAGTTCTCGAATCCTAGTTTACCAGCAATCCAACCGATACCATCTTTCAACATATCTAATGGTGCCATTATGACCGCATTGATCGCACCTTCGATGAATCCATAGAAACCATTGACAAAGACCTTAAAGAAACTATCGCCTTTGGCCATAGACTCCTTACCTTCTTTGAACATGTTCATGAAACCACCGACCAATCCAGTGATGATGGTTATAGGGAACGCAACTACACGACCAATGGTGGCGAACACTTTAAAGAAACCTTTGAAGACGTTTCCTAGACTACCTAGTGCTGAACCCGCAGCCTTTATACCTTGACCTACTCTAGAGAAGACTGATCCGATACGACCAAAGAATCCAGAAACACTGCTCACACCCGTTCGGAGTAAACCAAATGACTTTCGGACAACCTTGATACGTCTCTTCATATCCTTGACTATCGGACTCAACAAGTTACCGATACGACCAAAGATACCAACGAATCCTTTTACTGGATTCATCATTCTACCCATGGCGCCACGGACTACTTTCGCATTGCCTTTGAGTCCTTCAGAGAATGCAATACGAATATTCTTGAGTGTATTGACCAGAGGTTTGAAGAACAACTTAAACTGTTTGGATAGGTTCTTACCGAATTGAGTTACGGTTTTACCTAACGTACTTGACGAGAACGCCTTCTTGAAAGACTTTAATGCTTTCATCAATGGTCTAGTAAACGCACTAATGAAACCACTTACAAAACCAAGGGCTGCACCGGCAAGTCCTGCCAACATTCTTGCGATACCGAGTCCACCACCAGAGTCTTTACTTTCCGGAGAACCGTTATCACGACCCCCACCGGCTGGTGCTACGGTTTCTTCCTCGTCTTGACCTCTTTGACGATCGAGAGCCATCCCATCCAACATATCACCAATAAGATTCTTGGTGGTTCTTGTGTTGAATGCAATTTCACCTGAACGATCATTCATCTCGCCAAGAACCTTCTCATTAGAAGTTCTTAACTTGTCGATCGCACCTTGTAAGTTCGCCTGTTTTGCCATTACTCTATCCGTTTTGTTTATTTTGTTGTTCTATACGTTCATTCTCTTCTTTAATGTGATCCAATAACATACTGACGTAAATCTCCCTCTCCCATGGCATCATCATGTCCAGTTCTGTTAAACTATAATGATGATGTTGCATCATTGCAAAATTCGTCTTATAATGGTTTACAAGACTATCATGAGAAAGGTTTAGGATAAAAAATCCGATATCCCTTTAAGTTCCATGTCATTTTCGGTATCACAATTCAAACAAGTAAACTTCGCATTATGTTTCATGGCTGGGAGATCTCCGATATACTGGGTAACTCTCTCAAACTGTTCACTCGTCATCGATTCGATGAAATCGTATATTTCTTTTTTAGATACGTCTTTCGCATCTATTCGTTCTTCTTCTAGTCCGTTAGTAACAATGATTGCACTGACACTACTCACGACCATCGCTAATCCTAATTCCATCTGATCAGCATTTAGATTACTATCCATCAATGAACTATATGGTGGATAACGCATCTCGATCGTTATATTGTCGGTCAGCTCAATCAGACCACTATCGTCTGGGATGTCAACACCAATCGTTGATAAGTCAACGCTGTACTCGTGTTGTGTCCCACATTCCTTACACTTCAACATCACGGTCGCCTTTTCACCGGCAGACTTAGAACGAATCTGAGTAAACATATACTCTACATCGAATGTTGCTAAGTCTCTGACCGTCAACTTCTCTTGAACACACGCATCAATTGTTGAGACGATTGCTTTCAACGCTTGTTTCTGATCTCCAGATTCAAACGCCATCATCAACACTTTCTCTTCCTTCACTAGATACGGACGAAAACTTACTTTCTGTCCGGTCGAAGGAACCGCCAATTCATATAGCGGTGCGGTGTTTAACTTGGGTAATGCCATTTCATTTCTCCTAATAATTTAGAAATAGTTTAATTCAGGGTTGTCTAACGTATATTTAGTCCACTAAAAAGTCGCTTCGCATCGTGCGCTTTACTGTACCAATCTTTGAACTTGAACGATATCGTAAGTTCCATAATTGCATCGCCTTGATCGTCACCCAACTGGATGTCACTTAGTGTAGTCGGAATCGCATCGATTAATCGACACGTGTATGCTGGTTCGTCTGTTGTTCCCAAATCAAGATCAACCTCTCCTTGAGAGAACTTGAATGGGCCAATGTCAGGTAATCTGTTTCTGATAGTTGGTGACAGTTTAGTCAGGAACGGGATCTGTTTGTTGTACAACGGAATGGACGCACCTTTCTGTATAGTCTCGACAACGATATCTCTGCAATAGTCTTTGTAGTAACCTACCTCACCACGTGTCCACATCGCAGACTGCCATGCTTCGAAGTAAGACTTGACGACATGATTAGACGGTACGTGAAACACCATAGTTACTTCACTCAAGGTCATTGCGTTAACAACGTCCATCTTGAATGTACCCATCTGTTTTTCGATCGTACCTAACTGTCTGCCTGGCATGGTTACTGCCTTACACAATAAGTTTAGATCTTTGGTATCATAACCTTCGATAGGTGGTAACTGTACACGGTAGAGGTTGGGACGTTGTATGCCACCACTCCTACCGATCAGAGTCTTGAGTTGTTCAATGTTACCTATTTGGTTTACTGAGTTAGCCATCTATCTTTTGCCTTGAATCGTAGAATACTTTCTGTGAGTTTGCCTTACGGAACTGTGCAGTCGGTAAGAATGTTGCAATCTCCCACTCTGGTGTTTGTACTTCTGCGAACCGACTCTTTACATGTGCGGTTAGATAGTGTTTCAAACACGGTTTGTAGTACCGCATCTTGGCGGCCTTCTTCAACATATTATAAGTTAATGCTTGTCTCGCACTCTGGGTCATCTTTTGTCCAAGTACACCCATCAACGCATCCAGAAACTTCGCACGAAGTATCGGAGGTAAGTAATGCAAGTTGAGTCCGTAGAACCCACCTTCCGCTGGGCCAACAATGATGACCAACGGAAACGCATCGTAGTACGGCAATGTCTTCTTATGTTTTGGATCATAGAAAAACATCTGCATACTACCGATCATCTCACGATTGTCTGCTTTACCCGCATCACGTTTCTTCAACGGATCTTCTTTCATCAACGCTTCACGGTTGATAGATCGTAGATTAGATGCTTTCTGTCGGAACCAATCACGACTCTCCTTGGTACGAGGTGTAACTCCCGCACGGAATGCCTGTAGTTCTAGTCTGTTAAATAAATTACTCATACGTCTATTTATACTTATTTTTTACGTTTCTTAAAAGGTTTTAGTGGTTTTAATGGTTTAGTCGATTTAGGCATAATACCCATCGCAGTCAACTCTTTTTCAGTCCATATCTCGAATCCCCACCCCCGATCCTTTGCATACTCAGATGCAGCTTTCCATTTGTTCTGATTCTTGACATAGGTGAACGATTCTGTTAACATACGTTTAGTACGTCTACCTTTCATCTTGGGTAGTTGGGTCTCTTTGAAAGGTTTCACTTCGATCAACTTAGTCGTACCGTTCTTGTACACAATAACAAAGTCCATGAAGTAACGGTGGTATTTTCTGTCCACTTCATATAGATAAGGTATGACGATCTCTTCTGATCCCCACTCCTTGATGTTAGAGTCATTGTCACAATGGCGCATTACGTGTCTTTCCCATAATGATCGATACACTATGTTGGTCACGTCACCCAAATACTTCTCTGGGTTTTTTGGTTTATATTTGCCCGAATACGCCATAGAATCCTTATAAATAGAAATAGAAGTTTTTAATAACCCTATTTATCGGAAAAGTTATGAGCGCAAAAAACACATATCAATATCCTCTTCATGACGAAGATGATTATAAAGGTAGAATCAGATTCACTCTGTTCGCTGAACAGTACTTCAATACAGGTTTGTCTGATATCTTATCCGATAAACAACAGGATATGAAGAATCTAAAAACTAAAAGACAGGAACTCCTCGATCAGGTTAAGTCTGAGGCCAAAGACAACGAAGGTGGCGGTGGTATGAGTACTACAGCATCTTACGGTGAACTGGAGGAAGTTACTGCACAATTAGAAGAACTGTCTAAAGATGTTGGTGCATTCAACGGTCTACAGAACGAAACTGATATGGGTATGCGACCAAGACAGATTGTCGATACCGAAGTACTTTTGTACCTACCACAGGGTCTACAGTTCCGTGACAACGTCACATACGAGAACGTTGATGTAGG